CCTAGACACATTCAATGATCTTGACATAGGCAGAGCTGTTTTGGAAAAGTTCCCGCAGATGAAAGTTGCGGCAAAGATGGAGAACCACGCACGACACGTTGGTGTGCACGCTGCTGGCATTCTGGTGACTGAAGAGCCTGTTAGCAAGTATTGCTCCGTCAGCGCACAGACTGGTGCAGCCCAGATAGACAAGAAAGACGCTGAAGATCTCAATCTGCTGAAGATTGATGCATTGGGCCTCAGAACACTCTCCGTATTGCAGGACGTTCTGGATCAAGTTGGTTGGGTGCGAGACCAGCTGATCAAGTTTCCGCTAGAGGACAAGAAGGCATTCGCAATATTGAATGATGAGAAGTATGCAGGAATATTCCAGTTTGAAGGCTATGCGCTGCAAGGTGTTACCAGACAGATGAAGGTGCACAATTTCGAAGATGTCGCGGCCATAACTGCACTAGCTCGTCCTGGACCACTAAACTCCGGCGGCACAAGCCAGTTCATCAAGCGGCACATTGGTGCTGCCCCAGTTGAATATTTGCACCCAATGACAGAGCCGATCACAAAGGTCACCCATGGCGTAGTCGTTTATCAAGAGCAGGTCATGACCATTGGTCGGGAGGTTGGGAAGCTGAGCTGGGAAGACGTTTCATTCCTACGCAAAGCAATGAGCAAGTCTTATGGCAAAGAATATTTCGACACATTCTGGGAGAAGTTTAAGGTTGGTGCCGCAGAGAATGGCATATCAGAAGATGTGGCGCAAATGATCTGGGACAACATCAACACGATGGGATCTTGGGCGTTCAACCGCAGTCACGCAATATCATACGGGATGGTGAGCTATTGGTGTTGCGTCCTGAAGAGCAGGTTCCCTCTGGAGTATGCTGCTGCTTGCCTCCGCAATGTCAAGGATGACGACCAAGCTGTCAAGCTCTTGAGAGAGGTGGTGTCCGAGGGGTTGACTTACAAGCCATTCGACAAATTCAAGTCCAAGGCCAACTGGTCAGTCCAAGACAACGAATTGATTGGCGGACTGATCGGGATCAAAGGCATCGGCCCCAAAATGGCAGAGGACATAGAAAATAGGCGCAACCTGTCCCAACCATTGACTCCACGGCAAGAAACCCTCCTAAACACAGGAACAACACCCTACGACGATATTTTTGAGTGCGAAAGAAAGTTTGGCCACATAAAGAAAGATCCCAAGGCTCACAGCATTGGATCAGCAATAACAGACATTCAAGACTTAGATGGGGACAATCCAGGAACATTCGTTTTCTTAGGCAAGCTGAAAGACAAGAACCTAAGAGATATGAATGAAGCTGTCAACTTGGCCAAACGTGGTGGTAGAAGAGTTGATCGCAATAACCTCTGGTTGAACGTAACGGCTGAGGATGACACTGGCGCAATCATCTGCACGGTCGACAGGTTCAAGTACCAGAAGATGGGCAAGCCCATTGTGGAGGATGGAAAGCTGGGTGAATGGTACTTATTCAAAGGTGTTTTGAAGAGTGGCTTCAGAAAGATCTATCTAGAAAAGATACGTAAGATGTTGTAAATGTTGAGATAAAAACTATTTCACTCAAAATTGAAAATAATGATTGCCTTCTCTGGCAATAACGACGATACTCTCTTTATCGGAAGGGAGCAGCCCTGACGGTTTTAGAAAGGAACTAACAATGAACCTCACAGATAACCAGACCCGCGCAATGATCTCTCTTATCAAAAGTTGCCTCGACAACATGGGAGGTTCAACCCTCGTTGATTTGCAGGACGACCCGTTTACTTGGGTTGAAGCCTCTGATCTCGTTGAAGCTGGCTGGGGCCAAAAAGAAGCTGAGGGCACATTCGGCTCACTGGTCGCTGCTGATTTAGTTTATGATTGTGAAGACAAATTGTTTTCGCTGACAACCGACTGGGATGTGCTCCGCACGTTCCACGCATAATCTAACGGTGGGGTTTCGGCCCCACCACCTACTCAAATTTTAGAAAGGGACTATCATGAACAAGCATACTCCATCTCAACGTCCGATCACCGACTGGGTTGGCAAGCAGCGCATCACATGGTGTGGCCCATACGCCATCGCCATTCTTTGCGGTGTAGCCTATGAGCCTGCATACCAAGCTGCCAAGCTAGTGCGCGGCAAACGCCATGCAAAAGGCATCACAAACACCAACCTGAAAGCTGCGTGCCGAAGATTCGGTGTGAACGGCAATTGGAAGTCTCTCGAGAAGCGCACTAAGCTCTCGAAATTCCTGCCGACACTTGAGGCTGGCAAAGTCTACGTGATTCAGATAACTAAGCATTTCATAGTAGTCGACACTCGTGACTTCACCACCATTGACAACCAGCAGCGCGAGTGGATCGCAATGGATGCAACCAAGCACAAAAACAAGTTGGTGCATGCTGTTTTCGAAGTCACCAATCCTAAATTTTACGCTGAGGATGATCCTTGGTTGATCGAGCCTCTGGCTGCTTCCGGAGCCTGAGCCCAACCCCTGAGCATGGATTAAAACTGCTCATCAAACTCCAAACTGAGAAAGAATAATTATGACAATACCAATCGAAGAAACTCAAGAGCTGCGCGTCTTGATCGAGTCAGTTTCATTCAAGCAAAATTGCTTTGGCGTCACCCAAGAAGGTGAGACAGTTTTCATTGGCAATCGGATTGCCGCATTCCTCAGCCTAGACATCGGAGATCAGGTTCTGGCGCACGTCGTGCCGAACTATGATAACCACTCAGCCAAAATTGATTATCGGGCTGTGCGCTGCGTTAAAATAAAAGACACACCATCAGGCTCTTTGCCCAGAGAAGATGATCGCGTGATCAATGCGACTGTTGTCCGCAAGCACACTTTCAGCGAGATTCAAGCCAACATCATTAACATCCTGATTGTTCAAGAAAATTACTTTACGTCGGGGGAGTGCGACGATGCTTACTATGAGGCCCACCCCAATCAAAAAGAACGGCTGCACCGCTCCGAGATTGGCAATGCTTTGACTAACGCTCATAAATACGGACTTGTCGCCAGAGCAGGAGTGATGGCTAGCTCAGTAAATGAGAAGGCTTCATTGGTTCTCTGGGCCAGCGAAATGAATAAATTTAAATAGTAAAAAAGCAGAGGTCTTTGTTTTTCAACAATTCTTTCTTCTTTACTTTTCGGCGCAGAAGAAGGATACTACGATTGTTAACTTAGAAAGGAATACAAAATGCAAATCGGTTGGACTGATCATGACAAAGACCTCTACATGTCCCTCAAAGGCTGTGTCAACAAAGGTGGATATTTCTCCTCAGTTGGTCAAATGAATTATATGGCTCGCGTTGTGGGCCACAACTCTTATGCCAAAGATGGTGAGAGCCACTGGGGTGACAGTGTTCCCTCTGCAGTTGGCCAGAGCATCGTGATCCTTGAAGCTCCGATTATCGTTGAGTTTGCAGGATCAACTGGTTGGGGTCGTCGCAGTCGTGACTTCTGCAGAGCATTTGTTGTTGATGCTGTTGGTGTGGTGGCTATGTACAAGATCCACCGCTCTTACGACGATTCAACTGGATCCTCTGGCCCTAACCCTAAGCGCACTGAGGTGATCTTCGAGCGAGACAACTCTCTAGCTACTGAGAAGCTTACTGAGTTTGCAGCTGTGAAAGATGCCAAGGTCAAAGCAATCGCAGAGGAAAAAGCTGCTTCTAATTTCATTGGCGCAGTTGGCGACCGCCTAGACTTTCAAGGCACAGCACGTCTCGTCTGGAGAGGTGAGAATCAGTGGGGGACAACATACATCTACCTCATCAAGACCCAAGACGGCAACACCATCAAGTACATGGGCAAGTGGCTTGGGCAAGGTGAGAGCTTTTCAATAAGATTCAAAGCCACAGTCAAGAAGCACGAAGAATACAATGGCGAGAAGCAGACCGTTGTCAACCGTCCAATGAAAATTCAAGTGGGAGAGGACGCATGATCCCCTGCCCAGATTGTGAACACACAGGCCACAAAGGCAAAGTTGAAAAGACTTTGTATCAGCTTTTCGGCGGGACGCTGGAGCCTGTTGGTGAGTGGGTTGATTGCGAGGATTGCAATGGCTCCGGAGAAGTCGAGTGCGACGAGGACAACTGCGTTGATGGTTGGATTGAGGATGAGCGTCCGGAGAGCTGTGGTGGTGGACCCAGCGAGCACTTCCACTGGGTGATGTATCGTGACCCATGTCCGAAGTGCAAGCCAGATGAGGATGAAGATGATGGGTGAATATGATTGCTGCAATTGCGGGGAGGCTTTTCACCTGCACGAGCCACCATTCGATGGGTCTGCTATCTGCGATCCGTGCCGTGAATCTTACAAGTCTGGTCTTGCTAAAATGCTAGACAATCCTCTGGAGACTTTGGCCAAGTTGAACCTGCGAGGTGAAAACCATGTGGGCAACTGAAATAATCAAGAAAGGCTCCTATTACTACTCCAACATGAACGCTGCGGAGAAAGCTAAGTCTGGC